AGAGGATCGGTGCCAGCGTCCAAGATGCGGCCATCGTGACGGGAGAACCCGACGAAGCCGACTTGGTGATAGTCAGCGTATCTCTCTTCAAGACGCAACAGAGTGAAGTCGGTTACGTCGCGGATAATATACTTGGAGAAATCGCCGCACACGATAGCTTTGGCACCAGTTGCAATGGTTGCAATATCCTGATTGATGACTATTGGCATACCGAGCAGAGTACCAGGAGAAGCTCCGGTAATGTCTGCTTGGAAGATTGGCCGATTCTGGTCATCCACCAGCTTGCGGATTGCTTTTAAGGTGCTGTCGTGCATCATGAAGCGAGCATTGGCACGATAGCTCGGGTCAACGCTGTGTTGAAGATCAAGCAATTCGCCGTAAGTGATTGCAGATGCGGAAGCACAAGTAACACCTGTGCCAGCATTCACAACGCCCTGCGGCTTGCTGGAATTGTCACCGGTGGTGAAATGAGTGTTAAGGATTCTTGCAATCCTATTACCCAAAGCATTTCCGATGAAAGATTCCAAATCAATGGCTGTGTCTTGCAGAAGTTCAGCAGAAACTCTTACGAGCTTAGAGCTGTACTTGTAAGCTTTCAGCGTGATCTGAGCAAATGTTATGTCCTGTTCTGCAACCTGGCTGTTTTCAGCAAGAATAGCACCAACGTTGCCGGTGTCGTTGACTGTTGGAATTGGGAGGTCGTTGCCGCTGTCCGTTCGGAGAACGGTAGCAACTTCTCTCATGCCACCGAACGCGAGCAAAGATTCCTCGAGCTGGTTTAGGAAACCGGCTGGCACAGTATAGCCACCGGCGGAACCGGTGAGCGACTGAGCGCGAGCTTCTTGCACATTGCGAGGAGCTTTGCCACCCAAGCGGAAAGAAAGTTTGTTGTTGTGCAAATCCAAGCCGCTTCGCTGTGCGGCTTCGCGCTGACGGTCGGTAATACCCTCAATAGAGTGGTAGCCAAGCCATCCGCGAAGAGCAAGCTTCTTATCTTCGGTGCTTTGCTTGTCGTTGAAATCGCGGACATAAGCCGGAGCTTCGATTGGAGCGCTCTTGCGAACGGCAACTTTTTTGCTGGCTTCTTCCGCTTTGGCAAGCTTGCTGGAACGAGCAACAGCCGCGTCGGCGTTGTCGTTGGCTTGCGGTGCAGCTCCTTCGAGCGCGCTGATTCTAACTTCGTGGTCGTCCACTTCGGCCATAAGGTTATCAAAAGCGGCTTGCTCTTCTGGAGTAAGAGCGCGTTTCTCGGCTTCGCCTTTGGCGTGGATTTCTTTGGCTTGTGCCAAAGACTTGTTGCGCTGTTCGCGCAATGCTTCAATGTTTTCCATGTGTTGCAATCCTTATGCAGAATGCTTAAGGATCGTTGCGGATATGCTAACAGAGCGTATCTTTAAACGCACGATCCCCGCTGTCGGGAAATCGCGCGTAAAGACTACGCGACCTCGATCTATTTATGATTTGAATCTGCAACCACGGATTGTCAACAGCCGTTGTAGAAACAAAAAAAGCTCACCTTGTAGGTGAGCTTTGAGAGGTTAAGCAACCGCCGGAGGTCTTCCGCGCGGTTTGGGTTTATGCGCTCGCACGTCGCTTTCGTGCAGCATCCAGAGCGAGCCAAAGCGCGACGCTGGCAAACGTCCCTGGTTTATCAGGAATTGAACGCGGCGCGGAGTAACTTTCAAGATTTCGGCGGCGCGCGCAACGGTAATGATGTCGTCGGTCATTGGTCACCTCCGACATCATGAAACTCAATGACAGCGCTTGCGCATTCTTCCAGAGTGTAACCGCCGCAATCGTTTTGATCGTCTCCAAACATATCGCGGAAATTATGCTCCGTGAAGTAATCAAGAATTTCTTTTGCGGTAACTTTGTCATTTTGTTTTAAATTCCAGCCACCAAAATCGAAAGCGGCTTGAAGAGCGCTAGTTGCTTTCATGTTAATTCTCCCCATCTGTGCTATAGGTAACAGTTTCGCATACTCCGCCCCTACCATCATCCGCCCAAGTGTCTGTGTGGCGATGGATGCCGCATCGGCTGCATACCTCATGGATTATCACGCCGCCGCCGTGACCATGTACGCCAGGATTTTCCTCAAGACCACCAACAATGTCGTGAGGTCTTTCCCATTCATGATCTTTACCTTTTTCGCACGTCGGTTCTTCTGGTGCAATGTCTACAGTATGCCACCCGCTGTCTACCTCAGAACCCCAACCATCGTGTAGGGTCCAGCGGCAACTTACGTTAGCTCCATCAGTTCCCCAGTCACCGCCATCAACCCATTCCTCGATTGCTGATTCGATTTCCTCTTCGTTTGGTTTGTCAACAAAATCAAACGATTCATTCGAGCCAGCGTCGTCATTTACCTCGATTTTCCAATTACCAAACTTTTCCCATTCGTCATGATCGGGTAATTGATTGTTTTGCGGTTCAAATTCGACATCGTCATAATATGCAGCTCGCTCCCAAGACTCGGTTTTGTCTGACTGGTCAATCGTGTGGCGGTATAAATATTTATCGTCGATCGCATAGCTCTGGACAACAATTTGACCTTGGTCTTTCAGCATCACTTGATACTGCAAATTTTTAAACTCGTTCATGTTGGTTCTCCTGATTAGCTCAATTGGTTTATGAAATGTTCTGCGTCTTCCTCAGTCGGTTCGGAGTCGTAACAGACTGGGAGCTTGATCCCGTCTTCAGAAATGTCCGAAACGTAAAAGGTACCGTCTGTGGATTTGTGTAAAAACCTGTCAATTCTGGAACCGTCATTCATGACATCAAGAATCATTTGTACGGTGGACGATTTGTCAAAAGTATCAAACTCCACTTCAAAATCGTTTATAAAATCTTTCGTCTCCTCATCGAGATCACAAAGTTTAACAACCTTATAGTTATTGCCAGAAGTCGGGATATTGACCAAAATCTCATTTTCGTCGGAAGGAGTTATGCTTCCGCTGTTCCATCTGTTCATCTGTGATCTTGTCATTTCAACTGAATAATTTGCAATTTGGCAACTCAGTTGTTTTCCATTCTTAGCTCTCACGGTGGCGCAACCGCCAGAGTGCGAAACGCTGCCGACTTTGTCTAGGTCGCAAGCGCCGAGAACTTTATAGATTTCGCTGACAACTTGGTTTTGTCCTGCGCATGGGTCTTCATCCGTGTTGTGATGCTTTACAGAAATTAAAAACTCTTCACCAACTTTTGAAATTTCAGCAACAAAGTTCCCGTTAATGGCTTTGTTTGCTGTTTCGTTCATTCTTTCTAACATCTGGCGACTCCTCTTTTTGCAACAACTTACCGGATCACTCGTCCGGTACATAATTGTTATATGTTATTATTCGTTAGAGCGAACTATTTATTCCAAGAAAAAACTAAATATTTTGCAATTTTCGTAAGTCTATATTTTTCAATTAGTTAAAGAGTGGGGAGAATTCCCCACTCTTAGAAAAGTAACCCGCTTTTATCTTCTCAGCCGCAGCGCTCGCGCTCGCCGTTGAGCTTCAACCTGGTCAACTTCTTGCCAGCGCTGGAGCGACCGAACCGCAACGCTTGTGTCTGGATAAGCTGGGTAAGTCACCACCGATACATCGACCAAGTCGAGGTCGAGCAAGTCGCGCGTCCGTTGACCGTCAACAAGTTTCCAATCATCAACAGCGCTGGTGAACGCAAACGACATTTGGGAAACGTCCCCGCGCTGCATGACAGCGAGGAGGTCGGCAGCGTACTGAGTCGGCGGAGGGTCGATTGTAACTTTCAACCCGTTAGTATCACTTTCTAGTATCAGCGAACCCGAAAGCGTTCTTCCTAAAATCAAACTAGGATTATGATCAATTAAAGCTCTGACATCCGGATTGCTTTTCAGAGAACGGTCAAACGCTCCCGGCTTAACGTATTCGATGAAACCGCCCAAGTCTTCGCTGGCGCGATTGTATACCGCAGCGTAGCCGACAATCTTTTTTGAATCCGCCGAAAGCCGTAGCTCGCAAGATACACGCTTCTCAATTGGCTTATTGCTCATTGATAGAACCTCCTCGGATAGAATTAATTTTTGCTTCTACTTCGTCCGCAAGTTTGCTCGCCGTAACTGTCCCGCTGAATTCAATCCAAAGTTTGCTGAATACATCAAGATGCCGTTGCACATGGTCTTCAAGTTCGCTCGTTCGGTTGAACGCTTCAAGAACAGGAGCGTAAGCGGAAACAACTCTGGTGCGGTGTTCGTCGCAGAACTTGCCAATTTTTTCAAGGAACTCGCTCGGCTTGTTTGCAAAACGCTTAACCGCATTACATTCGATGGCTTGCAAACGGTTTCCAGCGTCTTCCAGAAGCCGCAACAAGATGGCTTGCTCCTTCTCAGCGCTCATGTCCGAACGAATTAACGTCGGGTCCGCAGCGTTATTAGTCTGCTGCGCGCTCTGCGCTGCCGCTGGGTCCGGAGCTGGTCCGTTTGCCGGTGCCATGTTTTGCGGTGTCAGGTAAGTGTCGCCACCATCCACCGGATTGAGGTTTTCTTTTTCGCGGATTTCGTTGACTGAAAGCCAGCCCCAGTTTCTAGCAATTGAATAACTCGTGTATCTACTTTGTAGATCCCCGCGTAAAATACCTTCTACCGCGTGCTCAAAGAAGAATCTTCCGCGGTCTTGTTTGCGGATTAACTTGCGGTTCAACTGCTGTTCCCAGCGAACAAGCCAAGGTCTGAGAGTGTCCGTAAGGAATTCCACGTTCATTTGTTCCAAGCTGTTGTAATTCATCTTCGCCAGTTCTTTAAGCTTATGCGGTGGCAAATTAAACCAGCGGCAAATCTCAATCACTTGGAACTCGCGGCTTTGCAGGAATTGCGAATCATCCGGAGGAACGCCGATGGATTCCCATTTCAGCCCCTGTTCCAGTAACGCAACGCGATGCGAGTTCCCTGCTCCGCCGTGAAGGTCTTCAAAACTTCTGCGCAGGTTGGCGCGCGCTTCGTTCGATAACTGTCCTGGAAATGTCAACACGCCGCCAGGGCGAGCGCCACGCCCAAAGAAGCCGCTTCCAAATTGCTCAATCGCCAGCGCCAAACCGATAGACTGTCGCGCCGCGCTAATCGGCGACATACCAACCACGCCATCGAACGATAAGCCAGGGACGTGAAGAACGCTTTCTTTATTGAGTATCAGCGAGCCTCCGACTTCGTAGACAAGCTCTCCGCTCTTTGTGCGCGTCGGCTTAACGGTGCTGGGGTCGAGCGGCCAAAGCTCCACCGCATTCCCCTCGAGGTCGCGCACAATCTCCGAATAACTATTTCCCCAAAGAAGCAAATGCGCCATGGCCGCTTCGCGCCATTGGAGCGACCCCATTTCGTCGTTTGGCGCGTCGTGAACCAGAGCGTACAAAGGGGTTCCGCTGCTACGCTGCTTTCCTCCGTTCGGGAGTCGTTCGTAAAGATGAAGCGGAAGGGAGGAAACCGCTTCGCTGATGATACGAACCGCGGCGTAGACAGCGGAATA